CCACTTGCACTTAGCTTTGCATGAGCTCTATTTGAGTGATCTAGTTTCATGCATTAATTCTCGCCTTCATGAAATCAACAATTTTTTCATAATGTTCTTCTTTGATAGTAGATAGCTTATCCGCACCAAGTTCGTTAAGTTTATTTCTAAATTCTTTCTTATCAGAAGTATCTGCTTTTTTAAGGAACTCTTTTCCTACTGATAAAATATAATCTTTAGTTAAATCAGTAGACGTTTCCTTAACTTCTTCAATTGTTTCCAGTTGAGCTGTTTCTTCTTTTGGCATTGGTGCTTCTTTAACTTTCTCTTGTACGATTGATGAATCCACAGTTGATGGTTCAGTATTTAACACACGTAAATTCTTATTTAATAGTTTTAATTCTTCAAAAATATCTTCTAATATTGCCATTGATTAAATCCTCCTTAAAATTGGTTAGCTAGACGAATCATTAACTTGATACGATCTTCTATTTCTCTAGGGTCATCACTTTGTTCATTCAATCTTGCTAACAATTCAAATTGCTCTTCTAAAATTTCTTTTTTACGTTCGACGACAGTTAAATGTAATTGTGCTTCGATAACACGCCATTTTCCCCAACTTTCCATTTCAACCTTTCCTTTTTTCTTAAGTCTCGAAAGTGTGGATTTTGCATGTGTTTTCGATACTCCAAAAACTTCAACTACATCATCAGGATTGAAATTGTCATATGTTGCAAAATGTGATAGTATTTTTTGTTGTAAGGTCATATTAATAACTCCTTATATAATTATTTAAGACAATTGCTCATCTTGCACTGTTACTTGCTCCAACAAGTAGCAGTTTTTTTATTCTCCATAAAAGTATTCTTTATAGAATATGAATGTTGCGATACTTGCGAATCCTGCAATCGACCACGCTGTAGTGAAGTATAGAAACGGCATGAGTACAATCGCTAAGACCGTGAAGCATAGCACTGCTATTAGGTAGCTTTTATATGTGTCGCTCATTTGATAATCCTCCTAATACCATTTTTTATGCTTTCTGATCAAATACTCTTCCAATTTAGAAATATTAATCAGAGTGCCTGTTGGTGAATAATCAATGTATAAATTTTCTACACCTAAATTATCTTTGCGGTAATATTTCAACCAGTTGTATACTGTACTTCTACTTACTCCAAATAATTGATGGATTTGTGTAGGTGTTGCGTATAACTTTTTCACAAATTTTTCTTCGCCTCGATATGTGTTTTCTGGTGTTGGTGGTATTATGATTTTTGGCATCTCTATCACTCCTTTCGATAAATGTTAAATTTTGCTATTATTCGCTCTGTATTGAAGTTCTCTATCTAATGCATAGAAAACTTTGTTTATTTCTAAGTAGCTGTAATCACTTTTTTTAATAAGCTCTAATATTTCCGCTCCTAAGTTACGTTCCTTTTCCGTTAAATAGGATGAAGAAGCATCAGCTTTGCTAGAAACTTGTGGGACGCCTATACGCAATCCTTCTGATCTTGTGTTCATTTGTTTATGCTCCTTTCGTGTATAATGTTGTTATCAACCTAAGGAGGTGATAACATGCCCTTGATATCTGATGAATTTGATACACTTACTAAAGACCAACAATATATCTTGTCCGTACTCTACAAAGATTATTTAGAATGTGTAAAGTTAGGTTCGGTTAAATTAACCTGCAATAATTTTGGAAGTGCTAAAGATATACATACAAAGTATTTTCAAAAACTACATTTCGAAGATGTAAAATACGATTTAAATAAACTTAAAAACTCTGGGTTCCTAAACGGTGTGTATGCTAGTAACACTATTTATCATGTAACAATTTCAGACAAGACTGTTGTTTACTTTGAAAATGAGTTTAAAAACAATTTAAAAAGTATCATTGATAGCATTTCTAAAATTGCTTCAATAATTCCTGGTCTCTAGTTGGGTTTATAACTTCCCAATCATTTGCCATGAGGTCATCGGCTGAAGGTTGCCAATATCTGATAAGGTTTGTCCCATCGCTATTTGAAATGATGCATTGTAAAAAACTATCATTTGTTGGTAATATCTTAGTTCGATGACTTTCTTTCCAATCTTTCCGTGTCATAGAGACAAGATTTTTTGTAGCTATCTTAGTTGCTTCTTGAATGTTCATTTGTTATTCCTCCTTTCGTGTATAATGTTGTTATCAACCTAAGGAGGTGATAAGTATGAAAGCTTGTTTATATCTTTCTAATGATAAATTTGTTGAAATCGATAATTTAGAAAAAGTGATAAAGTCAGGTCATCGCGGAACTGTTGAAATATCAAAAGAAAAAATTAAAAGTTCCTTGTTCACTAATGGCTCATATACTTTTGTTGGAGACAAAATAGTAGCTATCGCTTCAGCTAAAATCGAATTCATAGAATTTATCGATTAATCTCTTTAAGCAACTCTGCAACTGCTCGCAACAGTTCAGGGTTGTTTCTTGTTTCTAAATTACTGTTTGCATGTTTTAGTAAATTGAGTTTTAATTTACTTTTTTCTTTAGCGATTCTAAATTTTTGTAACATTTGTTGTTCCTCCTTTTAAGATGTTTGTTTAAATTTCAAATTGGCTAATATCTACACCGTATTTAATCGCCATACTCTTAATCACTGAAATGTATATCTCAACCAATCTAGGTTCATCAGTAATCACATCTAATTTTGACAACTTGTTAATCTGGGTTTTCGTTGCACCATTCGCTAGCATTTTGCCTTTGCGGTTCTGCATACGAATTTTTAAATTACAGCGTCCTTTTTCTTCTAAAGCTTTATATGCTTCAGACTTAACTTTCTGGTGCATTGCTCCGCCACCTAAATGTTGTGCAATCGCAGATAACATTTTGTTTGTGTCGTTACGCCAGTTTTTCGTTTCAATACCGACAATGTGACGAATGCCTGTGATTTCTTGTTGCATTTGTTTGTTAAACTGTTCTTGGTCTTTTTGTGCTTTGAACATCATCTCTAATGCTTGCATTGGTGTTTGTGGTACATTAAGCTGTGCTTGTTGTTTAATGTATTCATCCATTTTATGAAATGCATCAACATAAGTTGCAGTAAACAAAATGCCTTTACTACCTGTCATCTTGTTTGCTACTATGTCGCAACCTTTTTTGGTTAGTAGGTAACAAGGTTGTACTTTGTTTTGTGAATTAACATAGGTGCTTTCTTCAAAGAAATTATGACTACTCAATTTTGAGGAGTCCTCTAAAACCTTGATATAACCTTTAATGTCTCTTACTAAATTGTCGTGTCGCTTTCCTATCATTTCCGCAACTTCTCTACTGTCTACATAATGTGTTTCGTTCTGTTCTACTATTTGTAATGCTTGCATTTCAGTTTCCTCCTTAAGTTAAAACTTTCTTTTTGCGTAAGTCTTCGTTAAAAAAAATATCTCTTCCTTCTTGAGGTGTCAATTCTAACGCAAAATAAATACCATTTATTACCGGGTACGACGGTTTCGTTCTCCCGTGAATCATATTAGATAAAGTATCTCTATTAACACCAATTTCTTCAGAAAGGGTTTTGATGTTATGTTCTTTCAAAGCCATTTTAGATTTCAAAAGTTTAGCATCTATAGGCATTTCTTTTCACCACCTTTCGTATTACGTAAGTAATCTTATCATGATGTTACGAAAGAGGTCAAGCACTTTACGAAAGTTTTTTAGAAAAATATTGCAAATGCCGAAAGTTTTCCTTATAATAGAACTATCAAGTAAAAGGAGCTGTATTACGATGTGCTTTTCAAAAAGAATGAAACAATCAAGAGAAAAACAAGGTATGACTTTGGCCGAACTAGGAAGAAAAATTGGTAAAACTGAAGCTACTGTACAGCGTTATGAAAGCGGAAATATCAAAAATTTAAAAAACGATACTATAGAAAGTATAGCTACTGCATTAAATGTTAATCCTGCATATTTAATGGGGTGGGTTGAAGAAAACGATGATGAAGTACAACATCGAGCAGCTCACCTTGAAGGAGAATTGACAGATGATGAATGGCAAAGAGTTTTAGATTATGCAGATTATATAAGAAGCAAACGTAAGTAAAGGATGTATCAGATGGGATTATATGAAGAAACTTTAATACAACATGATTATATTGAAATAAGAGAGGCTGATGTGCTTCCAGATAATTTGGATGGGGTATGGTTAGGAGATTTAATTTTAATAAAGCGTGGCTTATCAGATAGAGAAAAGGCAGGAATTCTCTTTGAAGAATTAGCACATAATAAACTTACATACGGTGATATAGCCGATTACTCGAAATTCAACAATCGCAAGTTCGAAAATTACGCAAGGCGACACGGCTTTATCTCAGCAGTCCCGTTACGCGAAATTGTGGAAGCTTACAATTATGGTGTACGTAACTTGTATGAGTTGTCTGAGTATCTGCAATTGAGTGAAGAATACATATTAGAAGCAATAGAACAATATAAAAAGATATATGGTATTGGGACTCACTACGGCGAATACTCAATTACATTTGAGCCATTGAGAGTTTTTAAATATAAAGAAATATAAACAAAGGAGAAATTAAAATGAAAAGATTATTAGGTTTAACATTAGCGAGTGCGTTAGTTTTAGGCGCTTGTGGTAGCCACGACGGCGATAAGAAAGAGGAAAGCAAAAAAACTGAAACAAAGAAAGATAACAAAGATAAAAAGAAAGAAACTAAAGAAAAAGCAGAAGCGAAAAAAGAAAATGCTAATCAAAACGATAACAATAATCAAGTAAACAACGAGAACAACACAAACGTTAACAACGATCAACAAACCAATAGACCTTTAACTAAAGACGAAATATCACAAAGAGTAAAAAATGGTCACAATGTTAACGGCATGGTAGATGCAGATGGTAATACTTGGTACCAAGCACAAGGCGCAGGTGACGTTATAGGTTACACAAAACCTGATGGTACACAATGCACAGTTGGTGGTTGTGTCACACCTCAGCAACAAGAACAAATAAACGAAGCTAATTATAAAGAGATGGAAAAATATGGGTATTCTCGTGAAAAATACGATGCAATTCAAAAAGAAGCTTCTAAACTTCAACAACAAAAAGAAAATGGAGAAATAACAGCAGAAGAATTTACTAATAGGTATATAGAATTATACGACTAAGTATCTTACAATCAATTAATTGTATTGTGATTAATAACGTCTATTTAGTGATTTAATATAAATATAAACAAAGGAGAAATTGACATGAAAAAAGCAATCTTAACTTTAAGTCTTATATTTATTACCTACTACCTCACTTTTAAATATATGTGGATTAAAGAATTGAAGTATTAACAGCTTTTTATAGCCCTTTAATATAAAAATCAAAAAACGCCTACTAGTGTAGACGTTGAATGGTGGTGAGAATTTTATGGTAGATAAAAACAAAAAACAAGAAACTACTCGTAGTAACCCATTAAACAAAAGTTTTGAAAAGTCAGGCGCCAGCGAAAAATTAAAAAGCACTTTATCAGAAAAAGCTAAGAAAAAAGATTAGTATTCATTCATTAAATATAAATCCAATTTAATTTGTTGTTTAAGGTCTACAAGCGTATGTTTAATATACAATTCATCGTTTGACGCTAAATCAGATACTTTGAAATCTTGTCGCTCAACTTCTAGTAAATCGAAATCGCTACCAGCTGAATTATAGGTTTTAAGTTCACCCTCTTCAATGATTCTGTTTTCAAAGTCTTTTATAACTATAAATACTGGTTTACCGTTGTTATTAAACAACTTGTCTCTTTTGTCTAATAAGCTTATACAATCCAATTTCATAAACTTTCTGGTTATATTAATTAACCAGATAATAAATTTAACAATTAAAGGATTAAATACAAACACTGTTAAAACAAAAATAAATAGAAACAAAATATTTGCTTTTAGACCTGTAAGCAACTGAATTAAATTCAAATTTTTTAAATCAACATTATTAAAAATTATAAAACTATAAAACCATATCAAACATGTTTCAATAGAAAAAATCAATAATACAGGAGTATTGATAACCTTGTTTTTTTCACTAACTAAACCTATCATTGTTAGATATTTATATGGTATGTAACCTAAAACTCCTGTAAGAAGAAGCGCCCCTAGAAATTGAGTCATCTTATCACCTACTTTTTATTTTATTATAACACATTTAGTACCTAGTACTAAATTACGGGTAGCCCGACTACCCTTATTATTTTTTAATATTTTATAGAACATACGTTCTTGCAGGAGGTATAAACATGTGGATTGAAAAATTTAAAAACAAAAATAACGAAACTAAATACAGATACTACGAGAAGTATAAAGATCCATACACAGATAAATGGAAGCGCGTAAGTGTTGTGTTGAACAAGAATACAAAACAATCTCAAAAAGAAGCAATGTTTCGTTTAGAAGAAAAAATAAAAGAAAAACTGAACAACAAGTCGTCAAGCGAATTAAAAACTTTGACTTTTCACGCGCTATTAGATGAATGGCTTGAATATCATATAAAAACATCAGGTTCAAAGTTGACTACTCTTAATAATATAAAAATAAGAATTAGAAACATTAAACGATACAGCTCTGAGAACTTGCTTTTAAACAAACTAGATACAAAATATATGCAGATATTTATTAATAAATTATCAGATATCTATTCTCAAAATCAAGTAACCCGTCAACTCGGAGATATGAAAGGAGCTATTAAATATGCAGTTAAATTTTACAATTATCCAAATGAATATTTGTTAACTAATGTCAAAATTCCTAAAAGAAGAAAAACAATAGAGGATATCGAAAAAGATGAATCTAAAATGTACAACTATTTAGAAATGAACCAAGTCCTACAGATACGTGATCATATACTAAATGATAATAAGTTACACAAGCGAAATCGCATTTTAATTGCCAGCATCTTAGAAGTACAGGCTTTAACTGGTATGCGCATAGGAGAACTACAAGCACTGCAGGAAAAAGATATAGATTTATTAAACAAAACTAT